TTACATCCACATAACCTGTTGCTGTCCTGCCACACTGGCACCGACCGGATGCGGCGGCACTGCATCTACCTGCCCCGGCGTCATGATCGCGCTATCATAGGTTTCCATCGTTTTAAACGTGTGACCGCAGTTAATATTTTGGCACTGATGATAACGCTCTTTCGTGTGTTGGCTCAGGTAACGACTAGTGCGGGCATGTGCCGCTGTTCTGCATAACGGGCAATGAAACATGATTAATTCCTCGTCACTAACACTGTTGCCGCCGATAATACCTCTCAGAACTCGAAACAGAATAAACTTTAAGTGAATTTACAATTCACTTTATGTGACTTCATAATTCACATCCGACAGCAAAACCTCAAACTCCAGCGCCGTCGTAAAACCGCCGTTACTCAAATTGTGCGTAACTTTGCTCACTATCCAGTCTTGCGCATCGATCGCCGCTTTAAACCCGCTGACGCGTACCGGCGTCTCTGGGGTGATGTTAGCCCGCCCCATGGCGAGCGACAGAGAGAACTCAGCCACACCGCGCTGAAGCTTTTCCCACTTGGCCTGTGCGGCGCGCATCGCGGCGGCCTTGGTGGCGTAAATTTTGGTGATCGCAAACACGTTATCGTCAGCCCCCACCAGATAGTCGCCTTTCGCCTCCTCCGCCGGTTTCCCCGGTTTTTTACTGCTGCCCGGCTTCGCCTTCGGGTGTTGCAGCGCACGCAAATGCTGCTCTTTTGGCTTGCGCTGCAGCTTCACTTTCTTCGGCTTCGGCTGTTTTGTGTTAAGCCAGCTCGCCGTCACGCCGGTGTAGGCATCCCGATCGGCAATGCTGAAACTGTGCTGATCGCCATCCTGCCGGGTGATGGTATACACCGGCAACGCCTTCCCGCCTACCGTGGCGCCGTTCCCCGGTCGCAACAACAGCAGAGCGCCATTTTTCACCGCCGCCACCGCGCCGTTGAGCGTTGCGAGTCGGGTAATAAATGCCGCGTCCGTCTCCTGCGTCTGGTCGATATGGCTGATTTTGATGGTGCCCAGACCGGCGGCCAGCGAAGCTTTCAGCTTATTGCGCGCAGCCACCTTCTGCACAATGTCGCCCAGGGTGGTGTCGTGGTAGGACTCATCGCGCCGGGTGTTCAGCGAGCCGCGAAAATCCGCACTACGCGCGCGAATAGTCAACGTGTCCGGCGCGCCCCGGTGTTCGACCTCATCAACCGTAAACTGGCCTTTTGGCGTCAATGGCGAGCCTTGCCAGCCGAGCGCCAGCGACAGCACCGCATTGCGCTGAGGCATCGCCATCAGTCCGTCGCTGTCGTCCAGCTCGATGTCGAGCTGGTCGGCTTCAAAGCCCCGGTTATCCGTCAGCGATAGAGAAATCAGCCGCTTGCGGATGTTCTGCGTGATGTCGTTATCCTGTAGCAACAGCGAGAAATCCGGGGCAACTCGCGCCCCGGCTGGCAGGCTTACACCGGTGATCATGATAACAACCCTCCCATAGCACCGGCGGCCTTCCCGGCCATCTCTCCGACTTTATCGTACAACTCCCCGGCCTGCTGGCGCAGATCGCCAAACATCGCCGACAGGGATTCATCGACCCGCTTCAGGTTGAGCGTGAACTCTGTGCGGCGCGGGCTGCCGTCGGCGAAAAACTCAGAATGCGTTTCAGAAATCGACTCAATCACAAACATGCCGTAAATCGTGCCGGTGCCTTCAATCAGCGGCCACGCCCGGCCCTGCTCGGCCATCAGTTGCAGCGTCAGCAGTGACCAGCGGCCGCCGGTGATTTCCGGCAGCAGCACCCCGGACAGCGTGATTTTTTCCTCATCCATCCCCAGAAATTGCGCCGCCGGGCGCAGGCCAACGCGGCCGTTGCTCGGCCAGCGATATTCCGCGTTGCGGCTCATGGACTGGTAGGGCAGCGTCTGCAGCATAAAAACAAACAGGCCCAGCGTTAACATCATGGTTTTACCCTTCGTAGTTCATGCGGCTGCGCGCGGCCGCCGCGTGTTTGCGTCGTTCGGCCTCAAGCTGGCGCGAAACTTCGCGCGCAATAGATGCCGCGTCTTGGCCGGGGGCGCCGTACACCTGAATCGTGATCGGGGCTGGCGCCGTAGCGGGTGCGGCAGCCGGGGCCGACGCCATCACCGGTGTTGACAGCGATAACATCGCCGCCGACAGCGCCGCCGTTTTCCGGCGCCCGGTGACGTTGGCCGGGCCGTTGACGATCTCCGGGCCACGCTCGCCGACGATGCCGAACTGGCCGCTCGGGATGATGCCGCCCTTGTCGAATGCCCCTGCATAACCCGGCCCCGGCATCAGCTCAGGCGCCGGGCGATTGTATGAAATCGACGGGTTAACCTCCGCCTCATCGTCGCCAAACTTCATCCAGTCAGGCAGCATATCCGTGAGGCCTGCAAACTTGTCTTTCAGCGCCTGCCAGCGCTCGCTAATGCCGTCAATGACCCCGTTAATCATGTTCATCCCGGCTTCTTTGAACTGCCCCGGCAGCGCTTTAGCCCCGTTTACCAGCCCCTCCCATTTGCCATTAAGCCAGCCGGTCAGCCGATCCCATGCCTGAACCGTGGCGGCGCTCAGCGCCAGCCATGCCGCGTTAACACGCTCGCCGATGGTGTCCCAGACGGCGGCGGCACGCTCCGCAATGCCGCTCGCAACGCCCCAGATGCCGGTCAGCAGGCCGGGCAATCCGCCCAACAGCTGCAGCGGCAGGCTCAATCCGGCCGCGATCCATTCACCGAACATGCGCCCATAGCGCGCGGCCGTCTGGAGTTCGGCCTGTGAAGATTTCACCGGCTCGATCAGCTTGCCGAACCACTGCCAGACGTTGCGCACCATGTTCAGCAACGGCGTAAATGCGCCTGCCAGCGGGACAAGCGCGGCGCGCATCGGCGCGAAAGCGGCGCTGAAGCCTTCGCCGATACCCGTTAAAAAGGCGCTGATAGGCTCCCAATATTTACGGATAGTCAACGCCACACCGGCAATCACCGCCGCCGCCGCAACCACCGGCAGGGTGATCACACTGAATACGGCCGCAATCCCGGCGCCAACGGTGGTAAAGACCGTTCCCAGCAGCCCGGCCCCGGCGATCAACATATTGACCCCGGCCATTACCGGCCATGCAATAAGGCCCAGCGCGGCGAGGCCGCCGATCAGGGCCGTAACGCCCGCCGTGACTTTCACCAGTGTGCCGACCAGCTCAGGATTGGCCTTCACCCATGCCCCGGCCTTGGTCAGCCATTCAGTGGCGGAAACCGTGAGCGCGCGCAGCGCTGAGTTCTGACCGTCGAACACCTCAATGCGAACATCTTCCCACGCCGAAAACAGGTTTTTCAGGTCGCCGTCGAGGTTGTCCACCTTCACTCGGGCAATCTGGGCCGTAGCCCCTTTTGACTGGGTGACGGTGTTGTGTTTTTCGCTCAGCTTGCCATTACCGGCGGCGTCAATCAGCTTGATAGCGCCTTTCATCGCCTCTTCGCCAAAAATGACTTTCAGGTATTCGGCCTGCTGCGCGGTGCCGAGCTTGTTGGCTTTAAACGAGCCGTTAATTTTCTTGAGGATGTTCGCGATCGGCAGCATGTTCCCTTTGCCGTCCTTGGTTTTTACGCCCAATTCTGACAACGCATCAGCCGCCTGCCCGACCGGCGCCTGTAACCGCGTAAACATCGCACTGGCCGCCGTACCAGCCATAGACCCTTTGATACCGTTATCGGCCAACACGCCCAGCAAGGCGGTGGTGTCCTCGATACTGGCCCCGGCCGCCTCGGCGATCGGCGCGACGTACTTCATCGCCTCGCCAAAATCCATAAGGTTGCTGTTCGAGCTGGTGAAGCCTTTGGTCATCACATCCGCGACGCGCTGGATCTCGTCTATCGGCATGTTAAACGCTGATTGCATGTTGGTGATGATGTCGGCCGCGTCGGCGATGTCAAGATCGGAGGCCAGCGCCAGATTGACCGTTGATTCGGTCGATTTCAGAATGGCATCGCCGTTAAAGCCGGATTTTGCCAATACGGATTGCGTGCGGGCGACGTCCGTCGGCGAAAACGCAGTGGTGGCGCCAATATCCCGCGCCTGCTGGCGAATGGCGGCCAGTTGCTGGTCATCCTTCGCCAGCCCTAACGTGGCTTGCGTGTCTGACATCTGCCTGTCGAACTGCACCCCCGGCGCAATAAACGCCCCTTCAGCGACCAGCCCGGCGGTAGCGATACCCAGCCCGGCCGCGCTGGTATTACGGACAGCCGCGGTTGCCGATTGCCCGGCACGGTAACGCGCACTGACGCGGTTAACCTGCTCTTGCTTCTTGCTCAGGCGATCCAGCTCGCCGCGCTGGCGGCCCAGCGCTGTCGTGGCTTCGCTGGCGCTGGCCTTCAACCGGCGCTGTTCGGCGCTCAGGTTCCGGGTAGCGATGCCGTCAGCGTTGAGCGCGTCACGCTGGCGCTGCACCGACTGGCGCAGACCGTTGTATTTCGTCTGCAGCTCGGCGGCGGCGCGCTTTGATGCTTCCAGCAAGCGCGCTTGCTGCGCCGTGGGCTTTTCCGTCGCCTTGAACTGGACGGCCAGCGCCGCCGCTTCAGCCTTGGCGTTTTTCAGGGCCCGTCCGGTAACAGCGAGCTGGCCCTGCGCCTTGCGAAACCCGTCAATCCGGGCGCTTTGCGCGTCCAGAGCCTTGAGGGTTTGCTGCGTGGTTTTGATGTCACCGGCAAGCTGTTTGCTTGCCTGTTGGATACTCTTTAGCGGGCGGGTGGCTTGGTCTACGGCCTTCAGCAGCACCTGTAGCTGCAGGCTTTTACTCATCGTGATTAACTCCGCTGCGTTGCAGTGCCAAATGGCGCCAGTTCAACAGCTCCGTGAGCGTCATTCCGGCCATTTCAGACGGCGGCCAGTGGAAGATCACCGCGATGTCCGCCATCAGGTCATCAACGCCCAGCCGGGCGTCGGGGATTACGCCGCCGAGTTCGGCGACAAAAAACCGACCACTTTCCCGGCCAGCGCCACCAAATCCGGCAGCTCAAGGCGCGCGCATTCTTCTTTTGTCAGGTTCGGCACGGTCACACGCGGCAGCACAACCAGCAGCGCGTCAACGTCGGCGTTGGCGATCGCCGCCAGCCCGACGCCGCGCAGCGCGCCCGCGTTAGGTTTAATCACCTGCACCTCGGTGATGGTGGTTTCACCGCGCTGGATCGGGGTTTCGAGGGTAACGGTATTTTCTTTTGCGTCTTTCATGGTGTTCTCTCAAATCAGGGGGAAAAGGGCCAGCCCGGCGGGCTGGCGCAAAAATTACAGGCCGATCGCCTTGCGATGCTCGGCCAGCCGGTCAACGCCGTTGACCTTTTCGACCATGTTCACGGTATCGACTTCGATCAGCTCTTTGCCGTCCACGGTCAGCTTGAAGTAAGTACACTCGGTAGATACCTTGGTTTCGGTATCCTCGCCCTGCTTGTACTCGCCAAAGTCAATTTCCTTGTGGCGGCCGCGCATCACCACTTCCACAGCGGACACCTCGCCGGTGTCGTCACGCTGGAAGGAACCGGCAAAGCGCAGCGGCACAGCATCGACGGCGCCCCACTGCTTCAACACCAGCTCATCAATGCCGCCCATCGACCATTCAACGGCCAGCGCGTCATCGTCCAGCCCCATATCGATGGAGGCCGCACCGTTCATGCCGCCGCCCCGGTATTTCTCCAGCTTGCGGGTGAGCTTCGGCAGCGTCAGCGAGGACACGACGCCCATATAGCTGTAGCCGTCGTTGAACAGGTTCAGGTATTTCAGTTTTTTCGGCAGTGCCATGTTCTAACGTCTCCTTTAGCGGTTCACGGATGCCGCAAACGTCGCAAGATAGCGATCGGTGATGCGCTGGCGCAGGGTTAAATCTTCCAGCGGTGGCACCGGCGTGTAGTCGTAATCGATAAACAGCTTGCCCGCCTTCAGGGTTTCCTTGGTGTTGGCGCTTTCGTCGTACCAACAAGTACCGTCGATAATCAGCCCGGCGGATTTCAGCTCGCGGAATTTCGCGTTGATGCCGTCAATCATGTCGCGCACCAGCGTAGGCGTCACCGGACGGTCAACGGCCCATAGGTGCGCCTCGGCCATTGTGTCGGCCAGCACCTGCGCGGTGCGGGTGTAGTTCTCGAACAGGAACAACGGATCATCGGAGCAGGTGCGGGAACCCCAGAATTTAAAGCCGTCTTTGCGGATCAACGTAGTGACGCACGCTTGGTTTAACAGGTCAGCATCGGTGCCAGGCGCCTGCAAATCCCAGAACACGCTGGCGGTGATGCCGGTCACGCCGTTAACGCCGACGTTTGAAAGCGTCTTATGCCAGCCGGTTTCCGTGTCAATTTTGGCACGCAGGCCCAGCGCGCGGGCGGTGGCGTAGGCGATGTCGCTCTGGTTGGCGGTGGTGTTCCAGCTGACAAAATCCGGCCAGATCAGCATCAGCTCGCGCTGGCTGAAATTGTCGCGGTACTTAATCGCCTCCTGCACGGTTTTGCAGCCGTGGGCGCTGATATAGCCGAACGCGCGCAACTGCTGGCAAATCCCGGCGAGCGCCGTCGCGACCTCCTGATTATCCAGCCCCGGCACGCCGAGGATGCGCGGCTTAACGCCCAGCTCAGCCTGTGCAGATAACAGCGCTTTCATGCCGGTGTAACGGCCTTCAGCGTTCGCGCCGCCGATGATATTGGAGGTGGTTTCCGCCGCGTCTTTGCCGGTGGCAACGCGGACAACTACCGTGACCGGCTTCGCCTGTTCGGCGATCGCCCGCAGCGACGCCGCCAGCGTGCCTTTTTTACCGGCCTTGCCGGAGGCGGCCAGCACGTCAGTGATCAGTACCGGGGTATCAAGCGGGAAAACCGACGTGTCGGCATCCTCCGCCGTGCAGACCATGCCGACGATTGCCGTCGATACGGTGGAAATAACGCGGGTGCCGTCGTTGATTTCGACGACGCGCACGCCGTGATGATAATCGCCCATTAATTTGCTCCGGGTGGTGAGTAGGTGCAGGCATGATGACGCCCGGCGCGCCGGGCCGCACGCGGTGGGTGCTGGAAGGCCGACCAGACAACAGGCCGGGACGGATTGGGGATTTTTGAGGGAATGACGATCGTTTGCGCCGATCAATAACGCCTTATTGATCTATGCAATCAATTGGACGGATTTTAGCCGGGCGGGGTAAGGTCGAAAGGCAAAGACGCGGCAACATCAGGGAAAGCCGCAAACACAAAGCCCGCATCGCTGCGGGCTTTTTTCATGGCGCTAAGGGCATCAGTTCGAAAGTACGGGCTTTCGAATGGCACTTTTCCTAAGATTTCTCACTTCAGCACTTTTTGCTTGTTCCCCCCTCCAAAGTGGTATAGTGTCGCCAATAGACGACACACGCCTCTAGTCGTCACATGCAAATAGTTCATGTAGCTATCATCACGAAATTTCGCCCCGTCGTGGGGCATTTTTTTTAGCATTTATCCTAAATTCGTTCCTTACCGTTCGTAATTACTTGCCATGATTTCAGAACATTCCTAACCTAAAAGCGTTATTCAGGGTTCGCAATCCCTTATAACAACCTTTGTAACGCTTGATACACCAGAGACAAATCTTTGCCCGCTTCGGTGGGCTCTTTCAACCAAACTAAGGATGAGAATGGCTGCTCTAAAGACGACATCAGGATTAACGGCCAAATCCGAAAAATCATTGATTGGAGGGCTTATGAGTATTCATTACCTTACCGATAGTGAAACGCAGAACTTAGAAAAGGTGAGCATTGTTCTGGGCAGATGTGTTATAGATCTTCTTGTCCGCAAAAAAATAGTCAACACCGATAATATTCTTTCTCAAATAGTCGCTGAAATGGAAAAATCATCTGACAGCGATGAATTCCAGTTATATCGCACCACATTAGAGTTTGTAGGTACTCTTTCAAAATAACCGGGGAAACGTAACGATGAAAAATGAAATTGCAACCGCAATTACGATAGGAAGCATACTTCTGTTCGTCATCCTGATTGGCGCTCCCAATGTCGTAACAACCATGGTGCCATGACCATTTTACGTTAACTACAAAGATAAAAGCCCGCATCGCTGCGGGCTTTTATCTTAGGCGGCGGGTGCCACCGGCCAGTCAATTTCCGGGGCCGACGTCATATCAAGACGATTCAGCATTACACGGTATTTTTTCCAGTCCGCCAACATCGTTTTTTCTTCCTCGGTCGCCATGTCCAAGTCAACAGCATCCTGTAATGGCGCGATATGCCGCGCCACTGCCGCAATGCGGGCAACCTGTTCCTTTTTCGCTTGTTCCTGATATTCGTCAGGCGAATAACTGCGTTTGACAATGGCTTTCCCATCAAATACCCAACCGCCTGAAATATCTGCCCGGCGATTGGCGGTTGTGTTTGCCACTTCCGCGACACTTAACCCGACAGGCCACAACGTAGAAATATCGTTGTTGGCGGCAATGCTGCGGATAATCCCTTTTTCATCGTAGGCAACTTTTATCGTATCCTCCGCAAAATCTTTCTGGCAGTAATACCACTCCTGACCATCGTCAGAGAAAAGGAACATGGCATTATGCTGATTGCGTAATTTTAATTGCTCCGGTGTTTTTGGCTCGCCGAGCTGAAAGTTTTTAATATTCTTCATGTTATCGCCCTACTGTGATCCACTGACCATTTTTATAAATTTGGATGTAGCTCCAAAACAGCTCTTCAGCAGAGTAATCGCCGTCTTTGTTATTGAAACCGGTTAGTACGGTATTATCGTGATAGGTATAAATCCCGGTCGCGCCGACATGCATTTCCGCGCTGTATCTGACATTTTGAATAAAGTTCTGATTAACCCAGTCAATTGTCGCTCTGGCGCCAACATGCTGGTTAAAGGAGGGCCAATCAACCCGGCCATTAACCTGCTCAATCACCGCATCCCACAACCATTTATTACCCCAGCGGCTGCCCATGATGTTGCCGTCGCTGGCATGGGTGCTGTTACCGACCTTCAGGGTGCCCGCCACAGTGGCGTTTCGGTCTACCCATAAATCCTCACCCACAGAGATATTCTTGTCGGCGCGAATATATTTATTAACCGTCAGGCTATCGTTAATTCCCACGAAGTGCGCAAACGTGACATTCCCGGTTTTTACATCAACGCTGAAGGGGCGCAGGTTATTCCAGGGGCCGTACTGGTCTTTTGCATTAGTCAGCATCAAATACAACGCGTTGCCGTCATTGCGCCAGAAAGAGCCGTAATCGCCGCCGATCAGCCGGTAGTTATCGGAGCTGGTTGATTGGAACTCCGCATTTGTTTTCACCACGCCGGTAAACGTTCCGCCCCGGCTCATCATCACCGAATCCCAGCCGCTAAACGTCCCGTTAACGTTTACCGCCGCACGCAATCCGGGTTTACCGCCCGCCTCATGTGCAAGTTGCAAGTAATGTTGAAACTTACCGTTACCCGACGCAGTAGACAGATCGCTGGCATTGGTGGTGCACAAAACCGACCCCCACGGCACCGCCGCCCAAGAGCTATTTTCTGCACTCCATACCCCGGCAGATGTCGGCGCATTATTCCCCGTCAATACACGAGAAACCCCCATTCGTGCAGCAAAGTTATTACTGTGATCCGCCGCCTTCACATCGGTAAGCGTTGGTTTAAAGTCGGTGGTGTAAACGCGCGCCCATTTCTTTGCAGTTTCCGGATTATCATCACGCATCGAGCGTAAATAAAAATCTGTATTGCCGGAGCCGATTGCAAACTGCACATTGCGATAACGGTTTAATTTGAAGGTCAGCAGATTGCCGACCGCTCCATTCATCGGATACCCCTTCGATTGGGCCGCCAACTGCTCCAGCGTGAACCCGTTCGGCCGCGTCAGGTCATCGTCGGCGTTTACCGGCGGCGCGGACTCGCTGGGGAATGCCACACGCGGCAGGTTTAGCGTGTTGCTCATCGTGTCGCCGGTGCGCTTCACATAGCGACCATCAGCTTCGGTCTTATTCCATGCGTTGACATCACCGGCCAACAGGTTAACGTCCGTAGAGAGCGGCTTGCCGTTCACCTTGATAGAGCGCAGCGCGTATTTCTGCGCGGCCTGTGCATCCGTCAGGGCGCCCACATCTGCCGCCGTCGGTTTGTAGTCCGTGGTGTATACCTGCGCCCAACGTGTTGAGGCAGGGCTATCTTTTCGCAGGGAGCGCAAATAAAACGCCAGATCGCCGGAGCCAACCGCAAACTGAACGTTGCGGAATTCGTTCACTTTGCCGGTAAATAACACCCCCATGCCGCCCGGCACTGGATAGCCTTTGTTGGTCGTGGCAACCAATGATTCAACGGTAAAACCGTTCTCACGGTTCACATCAGTATCGGCGTTAGCGGTATTTTCGTTCGGGAACACGACACGCGGCAGCGCTAACGGGCCGCTCATTGTGTCGCCGCTCTGTTTTACAAATCGGCCATCGGATTCTTTTTTACTCCATGCGCCAACGTCTGCCGCCGTCGGTTTAAACTTCGTCGTGTAAGCCTGAAACCAAGTCACACCGTTTTCCGCGATATTTGAACGGCCAAAGAATGCGTTTCCGTTGTTTTGTACCGCCATATACGCGCCCGACGGGCCACCGTCGCAGGGCAAACTCAGCACGCCATAAACATCACCGCCCGGTGCATTCTTTGATGAGCCATTAACCCGATAGATTTCCCCCTGATTACAATAAGCATCTTCTCGGTGGCGTGAGCCGCTTCCCAATCCAAACGCACCGACCTCCATCAACTGCCCGCCAGCCACCCCGACGTTTTTCGTCGCGGCCGTACCTAACGCCAGATTGCCACGCGCGGCGGCCTTGTCGGGCAAGTCGGACAGATTGGCGGCCTTTTTCATGCTGGCATCGCTAACCGTTTTAAGCGCCTTCGGCGTGCTGGCTTTCGTTTCGTCGGTGCTGGTCGTCGCGCTGCTCAGTTGCACCAGCCCTTTCGCCGTGGTGCTGGCGTCCGGGTGGTTTCGGGTTTTCTCATGCACGGCGATCGCGTCGGCCACAAAATCCTTGGTCGCCAGTACGGTGTCGCCACCGGCGATCACCTGAATCGCCTCGGTGCTGCTGACAATCAGGATCATGCGCAGCGTCTGCGTGCGGCCGCTGCCCTCTTCAAGCTTCGGCTTGTAACTCTCCGCCATGTTGCTGACGGCAATCAGCGTCCCGGCCTCATCATAGAGGCCCATCTCACGCAGCCAGAAGCCGCCGACGTTTGCCGGAATAATCATCTCGGCCAGAATGTGATTTTTCAGCGCCTTATCGATAGTCAGCCCGTTGAGCGCCGCGCGGCATTTCTCGTTGACGAGTTTTGTTTGCGCCGGATTAGGCGTCGGCAGCGTGCCGTTCCCGTCGCCGACGGCCATAGAGACGATTTTCAACTGCGTGCCGCCCGCGCTGGCGGCGGCAATCTTGGCCGCCCCGGCGGTGGTAATAATCGCTTTGTATTTGCTCATAATTTTCTCTTATCCGGGGTAAACGGTAATAACATCGCCATCAATGGCGGCCGCGCCGGTGTAAATCCGGCCGGGAATGTCCTGCAAAATGTTGAGGCCGATCAGGTGGCGACTCAGGGGCTTGGCGTCGGCGATAAGGCGCTCCATTTCCTGATACATTTCCTCGGTGATGCCGGTTTCCAGCACGCCAATATCCAGCCGGAAGGTGCCGGGAGGATCGGCGCCGTCGGTGTGGAACCACTCAATGACATTAATCAGGTAGCCGAGCGGCTCCACCACGCGGCGCACGGCGCCGATGGTGCCCTTGTGCCGGTGAATGTAGAACGCAGCCGAAACCACGCCCCGCTTGACGTCCTCCGGCCACGCCTCATCCCAGCGATCGACAGAGAACGCCCACGCCAGATAGGGCAGCAGATGCACCGGGCAGGTTTTCGGGTTCCACAAATCACGCAGGGGAACCGGCACGCGCTCCAGCTCGGCACACGCGGCGGCGGCGGCAACTTCCAGCGGTGAGGAGCCGACAGGCAATAGACGGTTAGTCATCGGCGCGCCCTGGGGTAATGTTCACACCGGTGCAGTAACCCGCCTGCGTTTTATCCAGCACGATGTCGGCGGCCGGTTGAGCAACTTCAACACGTTCAACACCTTCCACGGTCAGCGCCGCGATGATGCCGGAACGCCGGATACTGCGGCCTAAGCGGCGCATGGTCAGTACATAATTTTGCAAACGTTGTTTCGCCTCCGTGAGGATCGGCGCAACCTCCGGGCCGGGATAGAGAAACAGCGTGGCATCAATGCCATAGCGGGTTATTTTGGCCGCTTGCACGATGACGCGATCGGCGACCGGGCGCACGTCCTCATCATTCAGCGCATCGCGGACAACCTGCAGCAGTTCGGGGCTGGCGGTGCCGTCGCCGTCCCGTGACAACACAGTGACGGTCACGTTAGCCGGTGATGGGCTGATTGCTGTCACATCGGCCACCCGGCCATCGGCCGAGCGGGCGTGAAAACGATAGGAACCGGCAGATCCCGCCGTGCTCATCCCTTCGAAAGCATCCTGCAGGCGCAGGCGGTAGTCTTCATCCGCTTCCATAACTGCCGGTGTCGGCGGAATGGTGCTCTCATCGGCCGGGGCGATCACCAGTCGCGGCGTGTTGAAGTTGGCGCCGAGCTGGTCGAGGTCTTCGCCGGTGGAATATGCCAGCATCACCGCTTTGGCGGCATCATTGACGCGCTGGCGTAAAATCACCTCGCGGTAGGCATTCTCCTGCAGCAACTTAACGATCGGCTCCGACTCCAGCGCCAGCGTGCGCGCGATGGCCTCCCGCTGTTCCTCCGGATAAAGCGAAATCAGCGTAGCCTTTCGCTCTGCCAAAATGTCTTCATAATCCAGCACCTCAACGACAATCGGCGCGGGCAGCTGTGAAAGGTCAATCGTTGCCATGGTTTCAGCTCACAGGAACAGACAGCGACAGCGCGCCGGGGGCATCGGTGCGGGTGCCGGTGATGTCGATCACCATCTTGCCGTCATAGGTGGTATTAAAAGCGATGCCGGTCAGCTTAACGCGCGGCTCCCATGCCAATATCGCGCTGTAGCAGGCGGCCATAATCTGCAGGCGCAGCGCGTCGTTCTGCGGCTGGTCGAGCAGCTCAGAGAGCAACGAGCCATAAGCCCGGCGCATCGGGCGCGAACCCTGCGGCGTGATCAGGATGTCCGCCACGGACTGGCGAATATGCTCGATGTCCGTCAGCGTGCGGCCGGTGCCTCGGTTCATGCCGATATATTTAGCGCTGTTCATGACAGCAGCAGCCCGATAAACAAGAACCAGCCCCAGCCGGAGACTCCATTAAGTGCCAGCATGACAGCGCCCGATAAGGCAATCGCAGCACCCAATCGAGAAACAAGAGTGGCCAAAATTACTGATAGGGTTTTCATACTGGTGTCCTCATGAGGGTTTATCGGTTCTCCCGCCGCCGGTCTGGACGCCGCCGTGGGTGTGCATATCAACAACAACGCCGTTGGATGAGAACGAGCCGCCGCTGTGCTCAATGTTCCCGTGCATCGCCCCGCCTTTTTTCACTTCCAGCGTGCCGGTGGTGAGTTTGTTGGTGCAGACCACCTCCGGCGCATCGAGCGTGATTTTGTCAGCCGTAACGATCACCACTTTGGTGCTGGCGGTGATGGACTCCGACGCCTGCACGTCGGCGGTTTTAATCCCTGACACGCTCAGCGCGCCGGTTTCCGGTTCGTACTCGATAACCGCGCCATCAGGGAATGCGATATGCAGCGCATCCGCCGACGCAGACGGGGCCGGGAAGTCGTCAGAGAAAATGCCGCACAGCACAAACGCGGTATCGAGTTCGCCACCCAGCGCAAAGATCAGCACCTGCTCACCGACCGAGGGCGCCGACCAGCTGCGAGTACGCCCGGCGCGACAGGTTAGCCAGTTGAGCCAGTCGGTAAGATTGCCGCCGGTTTCGACGCGGCACAGGCCGTTATCAAGGTCAACGGTGCTCACGGTGCCGATGCGGATCAGGTTGCGCAGCAGGCGCAAAATGTCGTGTTGATTGTTCATGCTGGAAGGATGCCGCCCGGCGCGGGCGGCGACAACGCGATGAGGTTGGAAGATCGGAGGCACAACAGGGGGGTTATTCTGCGATGTGTTCTATCACGGCCGTTTCTATGATTTTGACGTCATCCGGGCCAAATCCCAGCAACGGACGGGCCTCATATTTTACCGCCTCGCTGTGCGGCGTCGGCCGATCGCGCAGGCCGTAATGGTGAACGTTTACCATGCGTTTCACACGCCCGACAAACTCAACCACCGCTGCATCGCTGTTGCCCTGGGCTTTCAGATAGCGGGCCGTGCGCAGTTTGGAGAACATCGCCCGATCGCGAAGGCGCTTTTTGTTGCGAAGCCGCGTTTTGCGCGGCGCGTAGGGTGTGCCGTCCGGCGCCTGCTGGCGTTTGATGTGTTGCTGTTGACCGGCGCGCAGGCGCTTTGACACGGCAACAGCCAGCGACTTACGCGACTGCGGCGACAGCTTGGCAATCAGCCCGGCCAGCAGGGTGTCAAAGGGGTTAAGCTCGCTCATTCCATTCACTCACTAATTCGCCGTGAACAAAGAGCTGCATCGGCCGCGTGATGTCCTCCGGTAACGGCGGCTCCGGCAGGTGCTTAACGTGTAGTGCGCCGTTCTGTTCGCTGACCACGACACGCTCGGTCAGCTGCAGCGATACGCTGAAATCGTAAGAGCCGTTGTTGTTGAAGTCGCTCGCGAAGGTGATCCCGGTGCGACGTTTCTCCTCCGTTGCCATGATGTCCGGCTGGTTTTCCCGTAGCCATGCCTGAATCGGCACCATGATTAAATCCAGATCGCCGGTGTAGTCCAAAAACAGCAGGTTCAGCGTATAGCGGTACTCATGGGACAGCGAGACGGCAAGCGTGGCGGCCACATTGCCGCGATCTACCCGAACTTGCAGGTTTTCAGGGTTGCGCTGTAGCCACGGCAGGCAGCGTGTCAGCTCAGCGCGGAGCTGTTGCGGTTTTAACATCGTGGTGTTCCTGACAGTGTTTTATCGTTTCGACCTGCACCGCGCAGGCCGCCAAGGCGTTTTCAAGCTGGCGAATATCGGCGCTCAGATCGCCATTAGTCGCCGGGTGGCTGGCCGGGATTTGGCACGGACTCACTTTCGGACAGCCAACGTAGATAATCCGCGGCGCCGGTGAAGCCGGGGCGCTGGTGCAGCCGGGCAACGTCAGCAGGCAAAGCAGTGTTAAACCAGTCCCGTAATTGCTGATTTTCATTGAGTAACCTCTGTATTTTCTGCTCACGCGTCAGCGCCAGCCGGTGCGCGGCGTTTAGGTCGCCCCTTAACTTTTCCTCTTCCTGCGCCAGCACACCTACCGCCGCCTGCAACGTGTCGATCGCCGCGCGGGTATCGGTCAGCGCCGCCGCAATCCGGCCGTTCTCCTGCCGGGCGCTTTCCAGCCGTTCACCCAACGTGACAACCTGCCATTTCATCCAACCGGCGACGATCAGCGCCAGCACCAGAAACCACCCGATCGCGCGGCTCATGGCGTGGCCCCGATCAGGCAGTGGGCCAGCTCCGCCGCCCGGCGCCGTTCCAGCCCCGGCGATTTGACGCCGTTGACGAACACCCAGCGCGGCAACTGCAGGCAGGCGTTGCGCCAGTCCTGCCGCTTGATGAAACCGGCCAGCGTAGAGCCGCAGGCGGCCGTGACGCCGACGTTAAAGGCAAAGGACACCACCGCGTCATAAACCGGCGGCGGCATCGTGACAGGCATACAGCGCCCTATGCCTCGCTCCACGCGATACACGTCGGCAACGAGGTTAACGGCAGCTTGGCGCTCGCTGATAACCGCGCCGGGCTTTACCCCGGCCGTGTGGCCAATGCCGCTTGTCCAGACGCCCGCCTGACACTGGTACGGCGATAAACGACAGCCCTCGAAATCGGCCAGCAGGCGCAACCCGGCCTCAGAGATCTGCAGCGCGCTGAATTGCGGCAGCAGCACCGCCAGCGCCAGCACGGCGGCCACACTGCAGCGTTTAGCGATTGAGTTCATCGTAAACCCTCCGGCTGACGCCCAATTTGTTCAACAGCTGGTAGCTTTTGCGGCGGTAGTACCAGTTAACGAGGAACGTGCCGACGCCCACGGCGGCGCCGACCATAAAGGCGATGTCCTGCGGACTGTATCGGCCAATCCAAGCGAGAAAGGCCGCTACGGTATAGGCCACCCACGACGTAATTTTCTCCATTGCTAATCCCATAAATTGACGGTTTCACGCTGCGGCGCGGCGGTCACGTCCGGCAGCTCGACCGGGTGGCCGTGGGGCAAAATCGCCCCGGCAGCGGCCAGCCCTTCATTTAGCGAATAGACCTGCTCAACCACGCCCTGCGTGCGCCCGTAGTAGCGCCAACAAATCGCGTCAACGGTGTCGCCCTGCAGGGCGTAGACTCTCATCAGAGCAGCCCGATGATGCAGTGGCTACGCTCGGCCACGTTACTGATCGCGTTGCGGGCGTTGCGCCACAGCTCGCCGATCGAGGCTTCGACCACATCAGCCTTGCGGCCGCCGGTGGCGGTGGTGTCAAAACTGCGGTATTGCTCCGAGAGCGTCGCCATGGTCATCGCGCTAACGGCGTTGCGGTATTCGCTCACCCGCACGCTTTCGCCGTCGAGCTGTTCGCCCGGCACATCCTCAAGCCGCTGATAGCCGTCGGCCATCTGGTCGCGGCGGAAAGTGAACAGCTCGGCGTTGACCTCCGCGATCGCGCTTTTAATTGCCAGCCGCAGGCGCGGGGCGGTGATGGTGCCTTCAATGCGCATCACGTCGCGCACGTCCGCCGGGTCAATGTCCGGCCAGAAAAAGACGTTTTTAACGATCGGCTCATCCTCCGGGCGCGGTGCTGGCGCGTCCGGGCGTGGCCGTTGGATCACAACGGTGCTCATATGACCTCAGAAAGTTAGGGGGCGGTGGACGACGGCGTTGACGAGGTGAAACCTGTCGCGGCCGTCGTGCCGCCCGGCGCGGGGCGCGTTCTGTCAGCGGCTGGCGGCGGTGCGTATTGCCCGCTCCAGCCGTTCAATGTCTTTTTTCACGCCGCAGCCGTTATGCAACTGCAGCGCACGCTTAAGGTGGTTCAATGCCAGTTCAGCCCTGCCCGCCGCGCGCAAGACGTACCCGGTGATTTTGTGCAACTTGGCGCGCACTTGGTCGGGCATGTCTTCTGCGTCGGTGAGTTCCATCGTCTGCGTGAGGTGGTCAATGTTGACCGGCTCCCCGGCCTCAAAGGCGCGGGTGGCAGACTCGGCGACGTCTTCTGCGATGAGGTATGGCGTGGAGCGCGCGAAATTGCCCGGCGGCACCAACTGGTAGCGCAGCGCATAGCGGGCGATGTCCAGCGCGCCGGGAATGTCCCCGGCATCCAGACGCCAGATCATGACCGTCATCAGAATGGCGTCCTGCGCGCCGCGACCTTCGGCCAGCACACCGGCAACCCAGGGGGCATAGTCCGGCAGCAGTTGGCGCTTGAGTTCGGCCTTACGCTCTTGTGAGCGCACCTGTTTGAGCTTTCGCTTATCTTCATTGAGTTTAAGCATCATCCGTTCATAGCCGTTGGCGTGGCGCAGCGGGTCATTCTCCCGCTGCGCGGCCTCGACCGCTGACTGGCGCATAAGGTGACGGCGGGCAGGGCTGGTCATGGTTATTTACCGCCTTTCGCTTTGTCGTCTGCCGGTGCTTCCTCCGGGTCTTTCACTTCGGCGACTGGCTCCGCTGGGGCGGTGGCAACCTTCACCGCTTCAACAATGGCACCGGCCAGCGCCTTAATGTCATCGCCGGAGGTCGGCAGTGCGGCCTTGGTTTTTGGCTCGGTCGGCTTGACGGCCAACAGCTCGATGTTCTCCACCAGACAGCCGCAGGCGTAATCCTCCACCACATAGTCCTCGTTGATGGACTCATAGTTTTCGATTCGGTCACGCTTCGAGTTTTCCACCATATGGCGGCGGTGTGTGTCTTCCTGCCAGTAGATAGACAGATTATCCATACGTGTAATCAGCAGCGCATCCGCCGGGAAGTACGGGACACGCACAGCGGGCAGGTTGCCAATGCGCTTCTGGCTGATAATCAGATCGGCGGCCAGCGCTTCAGTGTTGGGCTGCTCCTGATTGACGAGCGGGAAATACTTGTCCGCCAGCAGCTGGCGCCCGCAGATCACCACCAGTTCAGGGTCTTCCTGATACCACGGCGCAATCAGGGTGTTGGTGGCATCCATCACCAGCGCGTCGAGGTTGGCGTAATCGCCACCGACACCCACGCGGATGTTTTCAGACTCCACATTGCCATCGATACCCACGATTTTATCCAGCACACGGCCCGGCGCGTTCTCGCGGTACTTCTGCAACCAGCCCGGCGCAATGTCCTGCAGCAGCGGGAATTTAACGCGGTTGGAGGTTTTGGCGCGGTGCGTACCGTTAAAGCCGATCATGATGCGGTCGAGCGCCTGACGTTTCACAATCGCATCGCGTAAACGGGTCTGGAAGTCCTGATAACGCGCCCACAGGTCGAGAGTGTTGTAGCGGATGTGGAAATCGTAGTTCACCTGTTGGCAGAAATAGCCGTCGGCGTCCAGCGTGGCGAAGTCGGCCGTTTCGCGCTCATCGCCGCCGGCGGTGTCGGTGGTGCTGGCAATCGTGCCGCTGACATCCAGCCCGATTTTTTCGCCTTTCATCTCCGGCACCGGCACGATATTGATGCGGGTCAGGAACGTGGAGGAATCCTGTACGCGGGTCATAATGGTTTGCGTAACGGACGGCTCAACGCTGAATTTTTTATCCAGATCGCCGGTAGCGACGCCGTTCAGTTCGGCGAGGCGGGACAGAAAAGCATTAAATTTAAAACGAGTTTGCTTGCGCATTTTTCTTCCTGTTTTTGTTCGGTTTTATCGGGTGTGACTGCCTTAGCAGTCGGTCAGCACGTCTTGTGCGCTGTTGCCGCCGGTGGCATCCGGGCGCGCCTGCTGGCTGAAATCTTCCGAGGTGGAAAGCTGGGCTTGCAGCGCGCTGAACGCATCGCTGCCGGTTTTTACCTGTTGCTTGAGGTCGGCAACCTGCTCGCTCAGTGCAGCGAATTTCTCGGTAAAGCGGGTGTCCGCTTCCTGCAACTGCTCGGCCACGGTCATCACGGCGCCTTCCATCTCGCCAAAGCGCGCATCGTCGGTGGCTTGTTTACGGCTAAACATCGCTTTGATGCGGGCAGAGAATGAGGTTTCCGGGTCAGCGTTCGGCCCGAAGTCGAAACAGACTTCGAGCGGCGCGGAAAACTCAACGTTTTCGTGGCGGCGGCTGAACTCCAGCATGTCAGTGCCAAGGCTCGCCGGATCATCGGTGACGGCCAGTCCGACCAGATAAGACTTGCCGGTTTTGGCGAAATCGCGGCGGATCTCCATCGAGGTGAAAACCTTTTGGCCCGCGCCAACCATCGACACCAGATCGTCGGTCGGGGCCAGACTGGCATACAGCGCCCACTTGCCGTGTAACAGCGGTTCGTCCGGCTCGTCGATTTTCTCGGCCTTCAGCTCAACCACGCCGCCGTAACGACGAAAATAGCCGTCCGGCAAAATCCCCTTGATGTGCTCCATATTGATGCGGGCGCCGTACACCTTCGGGCTGTAGGTCGCGGCCATCTGCTGAATATCCGCAGCGCCGATCTCGCGGCCGTCAACGGTGTCGCCTTCAACGCCGATGCGGAAAAACTTAGTAACTTTCTTTGCCATGTAAACGGCTCCGGTTGTGGTGATTGGGTTCGGGGCTAGTTTCGGGGGAATGGCGGCGCGTCTCAACGCGTTGCGGTTGGAAGATCTGAGGCACAACAAGGGCTTAATGCGAGCCGCCCGGCGCTTTCGTAGCCTTGGCGGCATGCATACGACACAAGCAACAACCATCATCAGCGATCCGCGACGCCAAGCTGCCTTGCTCTACTGGCAGGGCTTTTCTGTGCGCCAAATTGCGGAAACGCTGAACCTCAAGGGGCCGACCGTGCAGAGCTGGAAGCTGCGCGATAAATGGGACGACATCGCGCCCATTTCCCGCGTGGAGCAAAGCATGGAAGCACGGTTGATTCAGCTCATCATGAAAGACGTCAAGGAGGGGAAAGACTTCAAAGAAATCGACCTGTTAGGCCGCCAGATTGAACGGCTGGCGCGGGTCAATCGCTATTCGGCGACTGGCAACGAGGCGGACTTAAACCCGAACGTCGCCAACCGCAACAAAGGCGAGCGCAAGCCCGCCGAGCGCAACGTGTTCAGCGAGGCCGCCGTGGAGAAACTGCAATGTATCTTCACGGAAACCACCTTCGAGTATCAAATGGGGTGGTATCGCGCCGGGCTGCAACACCGTATCCGCAACATCCTGAAATCGCGCCAGATCGGCGCCACGTTCTTCTTTGCCCGCGAGGCGTTGCTCGATGCGCTGACCACCGGCCGCAATCAGATTTTCTTGTCGGCCAGTAAGGCGCAGGCGCATGTATTCCGCAATTACATCATTGATTTTGCGCGGCTGGTCGAGGTTGACCTGAAAGGCGATCCGATGGTGCTGCCGAACGGCGCCCGCCTGATGTTCCTCGGCACCAACGTGCGCACCGCGCAGAGCTACACCGGCAATCTGTATCTTGATGAGTATTTCTGGATCCCGAAATTCCAGGAGCTGCGCAAAGTCGCCAGCGGGATGTCGCTGCACAAGCGGTGGCGCACCACCTACTTTTCCACGCCGTCGAGTCTGGCGCACTCCGCTTATCCGTTCTGGTCGGGAGAACTGTTCAACAAAGGCCGCCGCAGTAAAGCCGATCACGTTCAACTCGACCTCAGCCACAGCCACCTGTCAAAAGGCGTGCTGTGCGGTGATGGGCAATGGCGCCAGATTGTCACGGTTGAGGATGCGCTGACCGGCGGCTGTAACCTGTTCGACCTCGATCAGCTTTCGCTCGAATACAGCCCGGCAGAGTATCAGAACCTGCTGATGTGTGAATTTGTGGACGATACCGCGTCGGTATTCCCGTTCGCCGAGCTGCAAGGCTGCATGGTCGATACGCTGGAAGAATGGGAGGACTTCAACCCTTACGCCGTGCGGCCGTTCGGTTATCGCCCGGTGTGGATCGGCTACGACCCATCGGAAGCCAACGGCGGCGACAGCGCCGGGTGTGCGGTGATCGCGCCGCCAATGGTGGCCGGGGGCAAGTTCCGCGTGCTCGAGCGCCACCAGTGGCAGGGCATGAACTTTGCCGATCAGGCCCAGAAGATTAAAGACCTTACCGAAAAATACTGCGTGGAGTACATCGGCATCGATGCGACCACCGTCGGCCAAGGTGTTTTCCAGTTGGTGCGCGAGTTCTTCCCGGCCGCGCGGGAGATCAAATACACCCCGGAAATCAAAACCGCCATGGTGCTGAAGGCAAAAGACACCATCGGGCGCGGCTGTCTGGAATACGACACCAGCCACACCGACATCACCGCCGCCTTTATGGCGATCCGCAAAACCATGACCGCCAGCGGCGCGCGTTCCACCTACACCGCCAGCCGCAGCGAAGAAGCCAGCCACGCCGATGTCGCGTGGGCAATCATGCACGCCCTCTTGAACGAACCGCTGACCGCAGGCAGCGGCCACAGCAGCCCGAACATTTTGGAGTTTTACTGATGAAATACGCATTTACTGCTCAGCAACTTGCTGACCTGAAATCACTACTGAACACCATGGCGACGCCTTACCAGCGCCGCTGGTACGCGGAAGGGCTGGCACATCGCAGCCGCAGCTATACCAAACACCGCCAAGCCGGGGCCGATATGTTCTTTGCACTGGAAGGGCTGATCGACGCTCTGGAAACCGGGCGTAATCAGCACTATTTCGCCCCATTGCTAAAATACTCGCTGGCGTGGTCGCGTAAATACATTTGCCACTTTGCGGCGAAAGTCGGCATTCACATCGCACAAGATGACAGCAAGATTACGCTGACCAATGGCGCCGAAATCGCTTTTCATGGCGGCCTCGGCCTCTCACTGGCCGCATTGCACGGCAACGTCTACTTGAGCGAATACGCATGGGCGAATCACCCTTACGCCATTTTCCAGAGCGCGCTCGCCGTTTCCTGCCATTCACGCTATCGCCTGACGCTGTTCACATCCGTATCACCCAATCCCGAGGCGTTCGCCGTGTGGAAACGCTCGCAGGCCAAGGGATTTTCACAGGTACACACGATCGAGAACACCGCCGCACAGGGCGGACTTTGGGACATGCAGGATGTTGAAAACCTCAAGCGGGAATGCACTGCGGAGGAATTCCGCCAGTTGTATCTTTGTGAGTGGCCACAGGAGGTAGCACTGTGAGCAAGCGCAAAGGCCGTAAGGCACTCACCACCCCGGCGCCAGCCCAGCCAGCAGAGCAGAAGCAGGATTTTGAGGCGTTTACCTTTGGCGAGCCGTCCGCGGTGCTGGATAAGCGGGAAATTCTGGATTACATCGAATGCACGACCAATGGCAAGTGGTACGAGCCGCCGATCTCATTCGACGGGCTGGCGCGCAGCGTGCGCGCCGCCGTGCATCACAGCTCGCCGATGTACGTTAAACGCAACATTTTAGCGTCAACGTTTATCCCGCACCGGCTGTTAAGTCAGCAGGAGTTTAGCCGTTACGCGTTGGATTATCTGGTGTTCGGCAACGCCTATTTAGAAGAGCGCCAAAACCGGCTCGGCGCGCCGCTGCAGCTGAAATCCTCCCCGGCCAAGTACACACGGCGCGGCGTGGATCGCGGCGCTTACTGGTTCGTGCAGGACTGGAAAGAGGCGCACCGCTTCAAGACCGACAGCGTTTTTCACCTGATTGAGCCGGACATCAATCAGGAACTTTACGGCCTGCCGGAGTACCTCAGCGCGCTTAACTCCGCCTGGCTGAATGAGGCGGCGACGCTGTTCCGCCGTAAGTATTACCAGAACGGGGCGCACGCCGGTTACATCCTGTATATGACCGACGCCGCGCAAAGTACAAGCGACGTTGACAGAATGCGCCAAGCCATGCGCGACACGAAAGGCTTAGGGAACTTCCGCAATTTGTTCATGTACGCCCCGAACGGCAAGCCGGACGGCATTAAAATTTTGCCGCTGTCCGAGGTCGCCACCAAGGACGACTTTTTTAACATCAAGAACGCCAGCCGCGACGATCTGCTAAGTGCGCACCGTGTACCACCGCAGATGATGGGGATTATCCCGAACAATACCGGCGGCTTCGGGGACGTGAAAAAGGCCGCTCAGGTGTTTGTGCGCAACGAGCTAACGCCGCTGCAAGAGCGCATGAAGGAGGTGAACGACTGGATCGGTGAAGAGGTGATTAGATTCGCGCCGTATGAGTTGCCGACCGAATAAGCAGAAAGCCGCCAGTGATTGGCGGCTTTTTTGTTGGCGCTGGATCAGGAATGCTTTTCGATAACCAGATCAACACCTTCATTCAGCAGTTCATTAATCGACTGCCCGGTGGCCTGTGCGGCAATGGCTAACGCCTGATGGCGTTCCGGCGACAGGCGGGTGGTTACTTTGCCGCTGTACGACTTGTAAGGCTCGATGCCGTCTTTATGGCACTCATCGAGAAAGACCGCGAGTGAGATCGCGCCTTCTTTCTTCAGCTCGTCCACGCTGTAGGCGTAGAAGTCGGCGCCGCCATTCAGCCCGACAAACTCGCCCCGGAACATTTCAATTTCAGGGTCGAAGTTGATGACGGCCGTATGGCCGTCAATTTTCAGTGTGTTATTCATCATGGTTTTATTCCTAAGCTATCCAACCAGATCCGAATGGAGTTAACCGCCCCCTTGTCAGTGGTAGGTCTGGGGTGTGGCCGGTGAAAGACTCTTTTTTCACCTTTCAACAGCACCGCGATCCTAGAACCTTCCCTTTCGTGAATCTCCGCCCCTAATGCGGTAAAAAGCGCCTCAATATCAGACCACTTTATAGAACCGTTGACAGGCCGGGCAAACACATCTGACAGCGTTTTTTGGTGTCGTTTGTTCATGGGGTTTATAGTATCACTTTATGACACCATTGCAAGAATATTATGGTGTCGTTTTTTGGTGTCACTGATTGGCGATATTATGCAGTGCGCTGTAAGCGCCTGAGAGCGCCATCATGGCGCCACGACATCAAACCCCATTCTCATGCAAGTATTGCGATAAATCGCCGTGACGGGACGCTGGCGGCTCTTTTGGGAGGGGTTCAACACGGCTTGCGCGCAATGCTATCCCCGCCTCGCCTGCGCGCTTTATGTGTCGCTTTTAATGCAGTTGCATGATCCGGCGCGATCCGCGCCAGTGCTGGCGCTGCGGGGGTAAAAATAACACCGGATCATCATGCGATTTCATGCACTCTATGCATGCATGGGCTATCAGCAGAGAAAAAGGTAAGTATTGTGCTGATAACGCCCCTCGTCAATCAGCCTGAAAACGTGGCCGGACTGGTGCTTGATGTAGTAATTCGCCTCTTCAGGCGTTAGGTGTGTGCCGAGCCGGTTTGCGGCGTGAATGAAATCAACGGTCTTTATGCGGCGGCCCTTGCCGTTCTCGTTGAAGTTAAGCGCCTCCATAAACGCCCCGGCTAAGTTTAAATCTCGTCTCATACGTCACCTATGGATTAAGAGATCGCGGCAAGCTGCCTGATCACTTCTGCTTTTTCAGGGGTAATGCTGGTTTTCATCTCCCCCGCCAGTTCTGAAATCCATATCAGTGCAATGTCTTTGTCTTTCGCTTGGCTCTCATAACAAACCCCCAGACGGGCGATGAGTTCAATTCTTTCTAAAACAACCACTTCATCCACTGCTTGCACCCTTTCCCTCCGATGCTTAATTACTGTATGCATATACAGTATATGCCTATCGGATTTAATTGCGCAAGAAATTATTGGAAGCCCGCCGAATCGCTAACCACTGGATAGTGCATTGAAATATCACCAAATTTGACTTTAGCGCCGCGCGCCAGTGCCTCAAGTTCCCAGCGCGTCGGCTCGATGCCATGTAGTGCCAACTCTGAGTAAATTCTGGTTACACGATCGTGCTCGTCGGTGGTCAATCTGGCCGAGGCAGCAGGCTCTATTCGCTTATGTGGGTCAATTCCTCTTTGCTGCCTGTTTATCTGCGGAGCATTTGCCCGTAAACGCGTCATAACAGACCGTGCAACGGTCATGTCATCCCAGTCAATTGGGGTGTCTGGATGGTGTTCCATCACTGCCACGGACTCTACAGGCTCCCCATCCTGCGTATTTTCGGCGCCGCCGCTGCCGACCAACCCACAGTTATTGACAGGACTCCGAGGCGCGCCGGAGGCGCTTTTCAAAGTCAAAGGCTCAACGGCAACAGCTTTCGCGACGATGCGCCATTGCGTGGTGCGGGTTTCATAAACGCGATCGGCGCCGATATGCGGGGCAAAAATCCCCGCGATTTTCTGCACCTCTTCGTCATAAGCGTTGCGCTCGTCGGCAACCCGGCGGGCCACACGCACAGTCTGATCGTCGCGGGCAACGTTGGGGCCACCCTGCGCCAAAATATAATCGGCAAAAAGACCGGCGTCGGCGGCAGCACGCACCGCTTCCACCCTTTCGTCAAACTCCTCGGCCAGACTGACAAAGCGGATCTTGCGACACTCACGCCATGCCCCGCGCGACGGCAGGCCGATAAAGTGAAATTGAGGGATACGCCACGTTGACGCCCACGCGGTGACGGCGGCGGCCGTATCAGTCAACAGCTCGCCGGTTTCATGATCGCGTTCGCCTTCCAGCGCGTAGCCGTCGATGTTTTTTGCAATGTATTTAGCGATATAGCCCGCCGCACCGCCTCTGTTCAGGTGCTTACAGTCAAAACGATTTTTAGCAGCGCCGCGCTCGTCGCCATCTTCAGCCATGGCATAACGGCGCATGATCTCGATCACCTGCTGGCGCTGTTTTTTGGAGGTAAACAGCATCATATGCCAATGCGGCGTCGCATCATGGTGCGGTTCGACAACGCGCACGCCGTAGACCTGCAAGCCCGCATCTTTAAACGCCGTGCGGATCTTGCTAAACAGCTTCACAAGGTAGCGCTGGCCGTCTTTTGGCGTGTACGCCTCTTCATCCCATTTGTGATTAAAATGCACCTTCGGGCTGTTCTTGCCGACGGCGCGCGTCGGGTGATATTTGGATGGGGTGGTGAGGGTGATAAACATCCCTTTATCGCCACGGATAGCGGCGGCCTGCTCAACACCGGCAATCATCGTCATTAACTCCTTGCGACGGATTTCCGGGTTAGAGATGCTTGCCATCACCTTGTCGATAAGGCTGAAGCGTTCGCCGGTTTCGACGTTCTCAAGCTCGCGGCTGTTCAGATAATCAAAATTGGATTGGCGGCGCGCTTTCACATCCCGAATAGCCTGCCTGCTGGCATACGACGACGCCCCGCGGTTCACATTACCCAGGGCGATCAGCAACGCCTCGCGCCATTGCGTGCGCTGGGCCTTAAACAGGCGTTCCCACCACTCGGAATTAACCAACCGTGACAGGCTGGCAATCGCTGACCGGGCATCCAGTTTGCCCTTGCGGTATTTGCGCCAGTGCATCGGGGTGATGTTGAAGGCGCGCGCCATACCGGCAATGCGGCCATAAAATTCTGATTGGGTGGCATCTTCGAAAAGCCCGGCATTATCGCCGCCGTTCTCCGCCACAAACTCATCGCAGTAATCTTCGTAATTCTGCAGAAGTTGACCGGCCACGCGATCGGCAAGGCGGCGTAACTCTTTGTCATCCATGCCGGGCAGTGAAGCGTAATTATCAACTTCAGCAGAAAACCGCATTGACGCGGCGAGGTTCATCGCGTTCTTGGCGCTCACCGTTTGCAGGCGCGGCCAGATGCGGCGATCGAACTGGAATACCAGCCATTTGTTGGCGTCGTGCAGCCCTTTGCTCTTGAGCAAGTTAGTGTAACGCGTCAGGAACATGGCGCTGAGGAAGCGCGGCAGGCGGCGGATATTGGTTAAAACAGCTTGCCCCTGAGCGTGTTCGTCACGGGTAAGCGGTCTCACCGGCCCGGCAACTGCCGGGCGCGGTTCGTTCCATGGGTAAGCGTAGGCGGTAGCCGCTTGGCTCATTGCACTTTCGCGCCGTTGGCGTGGGCGCAGTTGCCGCAGTAACGCTCAAGGCAATTCACGCACAGAGAATCTTGCAGTATTTGGATGCTTAAAACTACATAGTCAGTTTTCCACTCGCTGACATCTGTAATATGAGTGATTTTTGCAATGATGAATTCACCGGTATATCCGTTAGCATCTTCGAGCCACTCACGAAGCTTTAACAAATCCCCCTCTTTGAAGTCTCTATCATTCAAACGAAACTCTGCTTTTTTAACTCCAGCACGAACAAAGTTAAAATAAGAGGGTTTAATTTTTAAATCATGTAGCATTACAAACAACTCCTTAATCGTAATTTTGGCTTTCTGGTCTGCGTGCAAATTCTGAATCACTCAAATCAGCCGCAATAAAATGACCTGCCAGCAACGCCAGCAGGCCGAACAAAATAGAGAACTCCGTCATGCCTTCCCCGCGTAAAGGTGACTTTGCGTCTCGCGGATCTGCTGACAGCTTACGCATGTATCAACGCCGGGAACGGCAGCGCGACGCGCGGCAGGAATCGGAGCGTCACATTCTTCGCAAACGAAAGCAGAAGGCAGCGCGGAGGATTTGCGAGCATTGGTAATCTGCGCCTCCAATACCAGCGCTTGCCGCTCCTGTTCGTAGTCCATCAAGTCGGCCATTAGTGCAGCTCCTGCGCTTGATGCTCGATGGCTTCAGCCTCTTGGCGGAGCAGCTCAACAGCTTCAATAGCCGTTAAACCGTTCTTAGAGATATGTGCAGCCAAACGCACCAGACGAGCAGCGGCGAGATCGGCTTGATTCTTACGCTCATCAAGGCGGGCGTGGTCAAGCAACACAGCCACCTGTGAAATATCGCTACCTTGCTTTGCCGGGTCTAAACCCATAAAAATCACATTCGACATATTTAATCCTTATTTCAGACAAAGCGATGCCCGGCGGGTTAACGCCAGAATTACGCAATGCGGTTAATTAACGTTTAATTCGCAATCATCATCACTGATAAATCGCGGTAAGGTTTTTGATAAATCAATCAGGTCATTCAGCGCCCACACGATTTGTTTACGCTCTGAATAACTCATTTCTGCAAACTTCATTTTTATATGCCGCTCTTTCAGCCCGGCATGAAAACAAACAGTTCTGCGGATATGTTCCGGCGACTTATCAAAAGCCTCTTGCGCCTGATTCCGCTTATGCGGGAACAGCTCACGCTTAATCTGTGAAATGCGCTTAATGCCGATCGCTTTTTGTGTTTCAGTAGCCAACAACATGACAGCCCCAATTAACGGCAAAACAAACGGCGCAGCGGTGAAGCAGGCTTAGCCGTTGACAGGCTACGCAGTAAGTCCGCCTGATCGTGACGTGGGCGCCAGCGCTTGCCGCCCGGCAGTTCAATAAAACCGTGTTCAAAATGCCGCGATGGGCTTTGTTGTTTCAGCAGTGGAGCGATAGAAATAACCACGGTGATCACCTCAGCTTAAACCAGCAACAGCGCTCAGCCCGCTGATCACGTCAACGGTGGAGGCCAGAGCCGGGGTGGATTGGATGCGGTTCTGAACGGTCAAGCCGATCAGCGACAAATGGCGGATCGCCGTGTTGACGCTTTCAAGCAGTGCGCTTTTACGTACCGGCGTTTTGTGGTCGCCCTGAACGGCGGCGGCGGCAACGTTGCCAACTGCGGCCGTAGCCTGCAGTGCATACGTTGGAATATTCCCGGCGCAAGCCTCATTGACAGGCACGGACGGCATGCAGTTGATTTGTGCCAGCAAGGCATCAATCAGGCTGGAATCCTCTGTAGCGTCAGTGATCGCCAGCAGTTCGGCACACGTGAGCTGGTGCGGCTGGCCCGGACTCAATTTGTTGCGCAGCGTCTGGGCGTTCATGCCGAGCTGTTTAGCAAGCGCCGTCACATTGTGGCGAGCGGGAAACTGTCGGCAGGCTTCATCGAAGTGCGGATGTTTAGAAATGGCATAATCAAACATACTTTGCCCCCATGAATTCACTTAAAGTGAATCACGCACCGATGACGAGTTGAAAACGTGAATGGCCTAGCGCTTTACGTAACTGATCTTCTTTCCAGCGGGCGTAGTAGATACGGATCGGGCCACCTGCTTTTGTGCAGCCTTTACGGATAGTGCGGGGTTCGATGGGTAACTGCGGGTTGTCTCCTGTTGTCCAACGATAAACAGTTCGAAGAGAGACACCTTCCAACTCGGCAAATTGCTCGGTAGTTACGATCGGTGCGGGTACTTTGAAGATTGCGATTTCAGAAGCCATATTGCATGATTCCCTATTTGCCAATACTTGCAATTAATGGTCATCCGTTTGCCAACATTTGCCATTAATTACCTTAGGTTTAGCCGCATACTAATGCGCAAAAGCCGCAACAGTCAATACGTGGATACGAATTTTATGGAAATCGATTCAGGAATCAGTAACGAGCATGTCTTAGACAGGATTTGTGATGTCTACGGTTACGCCCAAAAAATACAGCTCGCCCGGCACTTCAACATCGCCGCCAGTTCCCTGCAAAACCGCTACACTCGGGGCAGTATCTCTTATGACTTTATCGTCCATTGCGCCCTCGAAACTGGAGCCGACATTGGATGGTTACTTACCGGGAAAGGAGATAAATTCGCAAATGGCAAAACCGCGGCCGCTTTCAAAACTGAGGATTTATTCATCAAGACATTCACATTAAGTGAAGGAAAACTAGTTGATGAGTCAGAAATGAGAATTTCAAAATCACTCTTTAGTCGTGTTCCCCTTAATCCACAATGCCTCCGTTCAGACAACGTGATTCACTTCCTTGAGCTTGAAGCCTCGCTCTCTGATGGCTCATGGCTTGTAGATATTGAGGGGGCAAAAAGCATCCGTGAGTTAACAGTTCTACCGGGCAAAAAGTTACATGTGGCAGGCGGCAAAGTACCGTTTGAGTGCGGGATTGATGAGATAAAAGCGATTGGTAGGGTAGTAGGAATATACAGCGAGGTTAATTGATGGCTGTCCGTAAAAATCCCGCTGGCGGCTGGGTTTGTGAACTTTATCCAAACGGGGCAAAAGGGCAACGTATAAGAAAGAAATTCGCCACCAAAGGCGAGGCTCTGGCCTTTGAACAGTACACAACGCAAAATCCGTGGCAGGAAGAAAAAGAAGATAGACGTACATTAAAAGATCTAGTTGACGCATGGTATAGCGCTCACGGCATCACCCTAAAAGACGGCTTAAAGCGCCAGCTTGCTATGCATCATGCTTTTGAATGTATGGGCGAACCACTCGCATACGATTTTGATGCGCAAATGTTTTCTCGATACAGAGAGAGAAGATTGAAAGGTGACTATGCCCGCTCAAACAGGGTAAAAGAGGTATCCCCTCGCACCCTTAATCTTGAGCTGGCTTACTTTCGGGCTGTTTTCAATGAGCTGAATCGTCTCGGGGAATGGAAAGGGGAAAACCCGCTAAAAAATATGCGGCCTTTCCGCACGGAAGAGATGGAAATGGCATGGTTAGATCGGGATCAGATTGCGCTCCTGCTCGCAGAATGCAAACGCCATGATCACCAAGATTTAGAGACAGTGGTGAGAATATGCCTCGCAACTGGCGCGCGATGGTCTGAAGCCGAGGGGCTAAAGAAAAGCCAGCTAGCAAAATATAAAATCACCTACACCAATACTAAGGGCAGAAAAAACAGAACTGTTCCCATTAGCCAAGAGCTTTATGACGCACTACCAGTTGATAAAAAAGGTCGGCTCTTTAGTGATTGCTATGGCGCTTTCCGATCAGCTTTGGAAAGAACAGACATTGAGCTACCCGCCGGGCAGCTTACCCATGTTTTGCGCCATACCTTTGCCAGTCACTTTATGATGAATGGTGGTAATATTTTGGTCTTACAGCGCGTACTGGGGCACACCGATATTAAAATGACGATGCGATATGCGCACTTTGCTCCCGATCATTTAGAGGATGCCGTTAAGCTTAACCCACTGGCGACAAGTGGCGATAAAGTGGCGATAGAAATGGCAAATAAAGAGCAATCGCTGGCAAACAGTGGCAATGTATGTCAATGA